CTTTAAAAAGAAAGGAAAAATCATGGCTATTGCTATTCCTGAAGGTCTTTCAAGTAGCTTGGTAACAACTATTACTGAGAATTTCACCGCCGGTCTTACATTTGTAACACCTATTTTGGTTGCAGTTGTTGGAATTTCAGTTATTCGAAAAGTTATTAACCGCGGTAAAAAAGGTCGCGTTTAGGAAAGGGGCTGTAACGCCCCTTCTCTATTAATATTAAAATTTAATATGAAGGTAAAAAATAATGGTTCAAAATGTATCATCAAATGAAGTTGTCGGTATCATCTTAGATCTATTTTCTAAAGGTTTTGTTTTTCTATTGCCTATTATTGGAGTATTAGCAGGTATTCATCTTATATATTCAATGATAATGAACGTGCTATTTAGAGATAGATTATAAATTAGTGTTTTTGTCGTGTTAAGTTAGAGGATTTTTATTTATGCAAGATGTTTATTATTTTACACCACTTCATCACAAATTTGTGAAATTTGATGATATAACTTGGATTGTTATTATAATGCTTACGATTTTAGCATTATATCTTATTAAAAACATGAAAGTTCGACCTAAAAGGTAAATTATGAAATGGAAAATCTATTTTTTATTATTTACATCACTGTTATCGCTTGGTATTTTTACGATTTCAGAAAAAACCGCCCACGCGATTGAAAGTTATAAAATATCACCAGCGCAAGATAGAGAATTTCACCGAAATTACTATCAAAGCATGTATCTTCAGCAAGATAAACCTATAAACTTGCATTATTATTTTTACGCTCCTGATAAGTATTTAAGAAATATAAAACTTATTTCATATATCTGTGAAAATAAGTATGATAATTATAAAGATGTAGCAGACTGTGGTTTATATATGGTTCAAGAAGCAGGAAGTTTTAAAATTAAAGTTAAAGCATCTGGTTATACTTTAAGCGATTATGATCGTGAAACTCAAGAATCTACTTATGCATATGTTAATCATTCTTATGATTATAATAATTTTGTAGAAATTGAAAGCTTTACAGATGCAGATTTTAAAAAAGGTTTCACGTTACTTGGCGGAACTACTTTAAAATCTAATACTTGGAATTTAAATGAAGGTGGATTTTTGCTTGATCCAGTAGGCGGAAGTTCAAGTAACAGTAATAATGGGAATAATAGCAATAATAGTGTGGGCGGTTTCGATATTTTGGGCGGTATAAAAGCATTTTTTCAGCCTATGATAGACTCAATCGTAAGGACTCAAAAAGCAGTATTATCTATTACAGATAACATTATAAATGGCATTAAGAGCTTATTTGTCGGTTTAATCGATTCAGTTAGAAATATTTGGGATTTTCTCTCTAATTTCTTTGTTAAGTTATTTGAAGAGTTAGGAAAGTTTTTTAAGTGGCTATTTGTTTTAGATTCTAATGTTTCTAAAGAGCAAATTGATAGTTTTTCAAATAAAATTAAAAATTCTTCACCAGAAGTAAGCTCAATATTTAATTTTTCAAGAACTTTTAGTAACAGAGTTAGTGGAAATTCTACATGTAGCTTTGGTGTTGGTGGCCTTGTGCTTTCAGTTTGTAGTGTCCCTTCACTTCTTATTAATATTGCAAGAGCCTTAATTATTTTTGCTATGGTTTGGATTACTATTGATAGAATTGTTAAGTTTATTTCTGTATTATTTGGTACGCGGTATATGTGGCAAAGAGAGGGAGAAGATTAATGATTTGGAATTTACTTTTACAGGGTTTTATAGAGATTTTTAATATTTTAATATCTCCTGCCATTGTTGTTATCTCAGCTTTACCAGTTAAAGATATTTTAAACGCTTTTAATTCTGTTTCTATTATTTTTGAATCTCTTTCAGCTGGTGTTGGTATTCTTTCTTATATTGCTGGCGGATCTTGGATTATTATTTTACCGCTTACATTAAATACTGTTTTAGTTGTTTCTGAATTTGGCTTAAGTATTCTTTGGTGGATTTTGCATAAAACACATATTGCAGGGGGTGGTCATTAAATGTCTTATCTATCATTCATTAAAAAAGAGGCAAAACCGCATATTGATTCTATCAAGCAAAATTATATAGATTCAAAAGATAAAGAGCTTTTTCGCGCATCTGGTCTTACCGTTTATTGCGGTTGGCAAGGTTCAGGAAAAACACTATCAGCCGTAAAGCACGTTTATAATCTTATGGTTCGTTATCCAAAAGCAATTTTAGTCACGAATTTAGAGTTTAATTCTGATTTACCGAACAAAATTATAACTTTCAAAAATCACGATGATTTGCACCGTTTATTGGTTGAAGTTAATAACAACAAATACGGCGTTATCTACTTAATAGATGAAATACACACATATTTTAATGCGCTTGAATCTAAAGATATACCGCCTTATATTTTTACCGAAATTTCACAACAGCGCAAACAGCGTAAAGCTATTATTGGCACTTCCCAGTTATTCTTGCGTATGGCAAAACCTTTTAGAGAACAGGCAAATTATTTAGTTATGTGTTCTACTCACGGCAATATATTCACTGTTAATAAAGTATATGATGCGCATAAACTCACAACTGATTACTCAGGGCAACTTATCGGACACGCAATTAAAATGGGTTTTTTCTTTCATTCAGAAAAATTACGCAATATGTACGACACCCTTCAAAAGGTTGTATCAGGAAAAGCAGAATTTGAAGATTTTCAGACAATTAATGTAGAACAGAAAAAACGAAAAGGTTTTCGCGTCACCGCAAGTCGATGACGCGGACGCGAAAACCTCAATAACGATCATCATTTAAAGGAGAAAATATGTTATACGAACTTAAAATTACTCGTAAATTTCAATACACGTTATATCACAACCGAACACCCCTTGCTCATTACAGAACTAAAAAAGACGCAAAAACCGCATTATTAGTTATTAGACAGCGTTTTGAACTTCTCGATAAATTACAGAATGTTATGAAAATACAAACAAGTTTATTTTGTGGGGACACTCATTTAGCCGTTTATCAGTATTGTCCAGATTTTGAAATTAAACACTGTTTCAAAATTAAACGCGAACAAATCGCGTAATTGTGGCGGGGCGTTCCCGCTTGCGGGAACCCTTGTCAAGAGCCACACTTAACACACAAAACGCTAATTTAAGGAGATTATTTATATGCAAGCTTTGTGCTCTCAAACCTCAAACCTTTTGAAGTCGATCTTTGAATCTAATAAGGAGATCAAATTTAAAGAAATATGCTCATATGCTAAAATCTATCCAGATTCAATCAAAATAATTAAATATCACCGCCCTGTTGTTTTCACTAACTTTTCAGATCGTGGCACTTCTGCTATCTTGATGAACGAAGAAAACGCCGAAGAACAAGATTATCTACAAAAGTCGATCAACCGCACGAAAACTAAAATATCAGACTATGTATTGTGTAATAACTTCTCGCATTTCGCCACATTCACTTTTGATCCTCGAAATCCAAAAGTTAAAAGCGAAGAAAACCGCCACGACTTTCAAAAGATGTCTTCCCTACTCAAAAATTGGCTTAAAACCGAACAACTCAACCATTTAAGGCGACACGGTCGAAGATTTCGCTATTTAATCGTTCCAGAACGGCACAAAAACGGCGCTTGGCACTTCCACGCACTACTCGAAGACTATCAAAACGAAACAGAAGGCTTTTATACCCGAAAAAACAAATATATCACCGTATCTGAACTTAAAAAAACTAAAAAAGAAAAAGATCGCAAATTTATCACAAGATATACTTTAGGGCGATCCGAAATAGCTCCTATTAAAGATAAAACGAAGATGTCAAGCTATATTAAAAAATACATCACAAAAGAACTTATTCAAGATAAAAACGCTAAACGCTACTGGGCAAGTCGAAACCTTAAAACTCCTGAAATTATACCAAACTTTATTTCAGAACATCAAAAAATACCTGAACAATTCCTAACCGCCAAACACGACTACCATGATATTTATATAATTCCAAAAGATTCATCATATTTCAGTTTTTCAAAATATGTAAATAAAATTGAAAATCACTTTAAACGTCAAAATTTAATAATAAAAATATAACAGTTATCACCTTAACTCGTTAAGTGATAACTCCCTATTTCAATAAATTGAAATAAGCTTATTCTTAATGTATAATTTAAAGTATGGATATTTTATTATACTTTATTTCTATTCCCGTAATTCTTGTAATTATAATTAAAGCTATTGTTTCAGATTCTGGAACTCAAAGAAATTCAACAGTATATAGATATAATCGAAAATATGCTATAATGACTGAACGTGAGCAAAAGTTTTATGAAAAATTAAAATTAATTTGCGGTGATTCAATTTTAATTTTTCCACAAATTCATCTATCAAATTTATTTTTTCATAATGTAAAGGGTCAAAATTTTAAAGCTGCTTTTAAATTTATAAATAAGCTTTCAGTAGATTTTGTTTTAGTGGATTCAAGAAATTATAAAACTTTATTAGCAATTGAACTTGATGATTCAACGCATAATGAACAAGAAAGAATTAGGCGCGATTTAATTGTAAATGATATTTTTAAAAAAGCAAACTTCCCTCTTTTACGTGTGGATTCAATTAAAATTGATAATGAAAAATTAAAGCAAATGATATTAGAAAATATAAAAAATGGTGTAAAATAA